TCCTTAAATTTATGATACTTTTTTATTGTAGATGCTCAATTGAGGTCTACGTTTATAAATCTTTGTTCAACGAGAAGGAGATAACATGACTCGTACATTCGCACTTCCAAGAAATGCTTTTCTTGGGTTCGATCATATATTTGACGAACTAGAAAGAATACAATCCCACGCAAAAGATACCTACCCACCTCATAATGTAATAAAAGAGAGTGAGCTGGATTATACCATTGAATTAGCTGTTGCAGGGTTTAAACAAGATGATTTAGTCATTGAGTTAAAAGACCATGTGTTAACCGTAACTGGAGAACGTAAACAGCGCAGAGACACTAATGTCTATGTTCATCACGGTATTTCGACACGTAAGTTTGTAAAAAGCTATCGTCTTAGCGAATACACAGAAGTTGTTGGAGCTGATCTTAAGGATGGAATTTTAAGTGTTAACTTAGCAGTAAAATTACCCGAAGAGCAAAAGCCTAAGCTTATTAAAATCGCAAGCTAGGCAGTCAGCGTCTCCTAGATTAATACAATCAAAGGAGAAATAAAATGACAGCTATTGTCTTAAATACATACTCATATATTCGTACTGGAATTATCGAAACAGTTTTAAAAAAGGTTTCTGAAATCTTAACTTCTGTTTCAAACGCTATGCATGTGTCACGTCAGCTTTCTGCAAATGAACAGATTGCTCGTTTCCTGCTCCACGAATATCCAGATCACACTTATGCCAGCTTGCTGGCAGAGTTAAATAGAAAAACTTTGCAGGATACCTACAATGATTGATATACTGTGGAAACTTTTATTTAAAAAAGCAGGTTGTACAGCAGAGTCTATTGCAGAAATTGAACGTCAGATTACTGCTGACGTCAATAGATATGATAAGTATTGCTAATGTGGCCTTATAATACTGAAGAAAATGAGTATTTGTCGTAAAAAACTACAAAGGTAGACGGTAAAACTGTCTACCTATACTAATAATTAAGGAGTCGATATGACTAAAACAATTTATGCAGCTGCTACAATGGTTGCTTTACTTTCTACTTCTGCTATTGCAGACGTAACACTTGGTGGTGACTTTGAGTGGAGTTACCAAGATAATGATAGCGCAAAATCAACTGCGGTTGATGCAGACTTAAACATCAAGCCATCAATTACTACCGATACAGGTTTGACCATTAGCGCTGATTTGAATATTAATCAGGACGGCGGAGACGATGGTGGAAATAGCATGACTATTAAAAATGATCAGTTTGCTTTAGATCTTGGTGATGTTAATAGTGCTCTTGACGCTGTTGATGATAAAACAGATTGGGGCTATGTTTTAACTAATGGTTCACCAAGTGTTGATCATGCAGCTATTTTAACTCTTACACCGATTAGCGGTCTAACAGTTAATGCTTCATACGCATCAGGCGATGACTACGGTACAACTGCTGGCGAAGGCTATGCCGTAAGCGCTGCTTATGCTATTGGTGAAATTGCTACTGTTGGAGCGGGTAAAATGTACAACGCTGATGATTCAGAAGCTGTTATCATGAATGTTTCTGGCTCAGCTGGACCAATCGGGCTTGCTGCGGAACTGTACACAGATACTACTGCGGCTGGTGTTGACACAGACACAACTACCATGAGTGCAACTTATTCAATTGGTTCTACTACTGTTGGTGTAGAAACAATGAAAGCAGAGTCAGCTGGGACAGTTTCAAGTGACGAACTTACTTGGGGTATTCATCAAACTGTAGCACCTGGATTAGTTGCTTTTGTTGAAATGACGTCAGACGATAAAACTGCTAGTGAAAAAACTACAGCTATCGGTCTTGCAATGAAGTTTTAATAATTTAAAACTACATAAAGATCTTGCAAAGGAGCTACTGCGGTAGCTCCTTTCTTGCTTACTGCTTATTTAACTGTTATTATATTCAAAATGGAGATTTGAAATGACAGACGAAAATTACCCATACGATAAAATATTTGATCAACCTAGTCCAGGTATTTTGAGACAAGAACTTATTACTTACTCTGAAATAGACGGACAAATTATACGCACCACCGTTGTCAGAAAATTCTTTGCTGACGATTATGTAGATTCAATAACCTCTTGCCCGATAGGATAAACCATGTCTCTTAAAGATAAACTTTCTAAAGTAAACCCACAAATCAATATCGAACGCGCTGAAAATGGGTGGATTTTTGAAGCCTCTGGTCGTTCACACGATGATGATTGGAAAAATATTAAAATTCTTGTAAATACCTCTGACACCTTATATAAATTGATTGAAGAGCATAACGAGATGGATCTTGATTAATAGCATTTTTTATGAGTAAGCACTTTGCCAATCATTTAAGTTTTAGATTACAAAACCACAAACAAACTGAAAAATTTTACGGAATAACTGCAATTGAGTTAAATGTTACAGAACTTTGTAATCGTACTTGTAGTTTTTGTCCTAGGCATGATCCTAAAGTTTATCCTAATCAAAAGCTTCATATGTCTCTCGATACCGTCTATGTCCTTAAAAAACAACTAAAAGGTTTTTTAGGTCAGATACAGTTATGTGGTTTTGGAGAACCAACTCTAAATCCAAATATCTTAGAAATTTGCAATATTTTAAAAGAGTTTAATACTGAAGTAGTCACAAATGGTGACTGTTTTACTAAAAACAAGTTTACTGTAGATCAATTACTTCATGCTGGTGTGGATAACATCTTAATTTCTGATTATGATAAAAACCCTTTCTTCAAAGAGTTAGAGTTAAGATATGAGCAAGTAAAAGTAAGAAGACACTATGATGATGGATCTGATAAGTATGATGAATATAATTTTACTAACAGAGGCGGTTTAATGTTTGAAGGATATACTGATAATCCTTGCTATTATCCAACATATCAAGTCATAATTGATTGGAATGGTGAATTAATTTTATGTTGTAATGATTGGTTAAGAAAACAAAAACCTTTTGGTAATATTCATGACAATCATATACTAGCTATTTGGAATAATGAAGAGTATAGAAATATTAGGAAAAATCTACTAGCGGGTAACCGCTCATTACACGATCCTTGTAAAAGTTGTAGTGCAAAAGGTACTGTAATGGGTGAGGAGTCGGCTATTTATTGGAAAAATAAATTGGAGAATAAAATTGATTAGAAACGAACGAGATAAATACGAAAGAATCATTCACCTTTTGCGTGAAATTGAGTTTGCTAGATCGCAGCTTCAACCACATGATACAGGTCATATCAATACTGCAATCAGTTGGATGGAAAAGCGTGTGTCTGCCTTGACTGAAGAACTTAGAAATAATGACGCCCATCGAAATATTTGAATATAAGCAAAAATGGAAACCTGGATATGTAGTTAGACTTCACTCAGATTTAAGGAGTAATGCTAAAGACTATTGTAAAGTTCAGATGTTAAAACATCAATGGGACGTTAATGAATACACTAATTCATATGAAGATACTTGGTTGTTTGAAAACAGATTAGATGCTGCTTCTTTTACAGCACAATGGAATGAAAGGTTTGTAAATCAATGATGGGAAATACTTTTTGGGAAGATTTAGAGATTGATGCTGTTGAAGCAGGTGAGGATATAAACCACATGGCTCATGCTTTAATTGATCATTGGGGAAGTAGTTTGACCGAAAAAGACCTTTTAAATTTATCTGCTTATTCAAAGTGTGCTGATACACCTATTCAATGTGCGTTAGCAAAAGCTGCTCTATCCTATTATCAAACGAAAAACTTTATTCCTGAGTATATTCACGCAGATATGGATACGACTCCTAAGAAAAAGTGGTGGAAGTTTTGGATAGCCGAATGATTCAACTATATGAAGTGCGCTTAGACAACTGTCTTATGGCTCGCGACCGTTGTGAAGTAGACAGTTGGGGCTGGACGTTTTGGCAGTCTCGGTTTACAATATTACTAAGAAAATTAAATATCGAACTTACAGGGGCGAAGTGTTACGGTAGCACAGCTGGCTCCAACCCAGCAGGACAGGGTTCAATTCCTTGCGCCCCTGCCAATAAGGATTTACAATGAACGAAATTAAACAAGTAATGATGAGTGAAGATAGATCTAGACGAGCTGAGATATTCATGAAAAATGATGTATGGCACGTAAATATGATCATTGGAGGACAACTAATTGAATGTCGTCCTATGGTTTCTGATGTGACAGTACACTCACTTCGTTATGCAGAAGATGCAGCAGAGAATTGGTGTATAGGAATTATAGAGTAAGCGGGTATAGTATAATGGCGATTATGTCTGGCTTCCACCCAGAGGATCGGAGTTCGAGTCTCCGTACCCGCTCCAATCTATGAATCAGTATAAAGACCAATACCAAGTTAAATCTTTAATTAAGCAAGCTTTCTTAATTAATCAGGTACTAGATGAGTATAATTTTACTAATATTTTAGACATAGGTACTGGACCTGGGATTATAAAACGAGTTCTTATCAAAAAAGGTAAATTGTGTCACACTATAGAACAACACAAGCAGTGGGAAGATTTTACTTCCTTTAATCCACAAATTGATTATAGAATGGGGTATTATAAAAATAGACAATGGGAGTTGCCTGCTCCTACTATGGTTTATGATTGCGTAGTGCTTGCAAGATTTTTTGATCTTTTTCATACTGAGGATGACTTTGAGTCTGTAGTAACAACATTGACCACGTTATACTCTAAAAATATTTTGATACTACACAATCCGAAAGCATGGAGACTTAATACTTATGCTCAATTAAAAGCTAAACGACATGAAACTTCGTTATGGCCTATCTATCTATTAAGGAAATAAGTAAATATGCAAAAACAATACATTAACAATTGGAATAATAAAACTTTAGATTATGACATAAAAAAATACAACTTTTTAGAGTGGGTGTTTGACGTAATTAAAGAAGATTTTCCTAATATCACTACACTTGATACGTTACACACTGTAGTTCCTACAGAAGATCTAGTAAAGATCACTGACAACGTACAAAAATCTTTTGCCTCTCACAGCTTTGGTAAGATGATTGATGATTTTGCTGAAGAATATATTAAACCTTTAATTGGTGACAATAGATATCTAATTAAGAGATTTCCTACTTTAAATTTAGTAGTTCCTAATCAAGAGAAGTTAGGACGTAGGCTACATTTTCATCAAGGTATTTTTTATAACAATGGTAGGGGTCAGGGTACTATATGGATGCCCCTTACTGAGTGTTTTGAGTCGAATTCTATGTGGGTAGTTGATTATGAAAACTCTGTTGATATAACTAAAAAAATTGTTAACGAGCAAACCTCTCAAAAAGATTTTGAAAAAATGTGTATGGAAGAAGCATACCCAGTAACTCTTTCTCCAGGGCAAGCTCATTTGTTTCATCAAGAAATTATTCACGGTAATATCAATAATAAAACTGAGTTTACTAGAATGGCTATCGACTGGCACGTCTTAGTTGAGGGAGAAGAGTTTAATGGTAGATATCCTGGTGGTTTCTTTAGATTACCAAAAGATTATAAACAGAAGCAAGTAAAAACAGAAAATGCCGTAATTTATCTATCTAATAATAGTAGTTTTGATAAACATATTCCTATTCATATACAACGTAACTATATTGTAGATTACTGTAAAAATAATAATATTCAATACTCTGGGTATGTTTTTGAAAATGAACACCTTAAACACCAACCCATACTTAAAGATCTAATTCAAAATAATCAAAATATAATAATGCTCAGTATACATTCTTTACCAGACGACGAAGAGATGCGTGATAGTTATTTAAACTTGGCAATTGATAATAAAATTGATATAATTTTTGTTAACGAGTTATTAATTACTTCAAAAAACAATATTAATAAGATTCTTACTTATTATAATTTTGCCGTAAAACAAAAAGGTACACACTCATGGGAATAAAAAATGTTTCTTAAAGAAGTTTCTATAGATTACAACTTTGATTTTATCTACGACATTGATTGGGAACAGTTTGAGCACGACTGTTTAGGGCATCAACAAGTAGAACTTAAAGATATTCACGATAAAGTTGGTGGTTTTCCTAAATCATTAACTCATTATAACACTATGTTTTATCAAAAATTCTTTGATAACAGTGAAATAGATTATACAGATTTAGGTAATCAACTAGGTATAGAGGCAATTACTGTATCAATGATTAAACAACCACCTGGCATGAC